GTAGGTCAACAATATTTAGAAACACACAATAATTGGCCTGCACAAATGTGGATTCAAACATCTTACAATACACAAGGCAATCAACATAAGAATGATGGTACACCTTTAAGAGGTAACTACGCAGGTATAGGTTATACTTGGGACGAAGATAATCAAATTTTTTGGCCTAAAAAACCATATGCATCTTGGGTAAAAAATACTACAACTGCTAATTGGCAATCACCAATCGGTGATGCTCCTGCGTTAACTGCAGAACAAGAATCACAAAATACAGCAGATACTCATAGATGGGGTTACGTCTGGAATGAAGCTAATCAATCTTGGGACTTGACAGATTCAAAAGCATAAATTAAAAATGGTGGTGGTATGCAAAAGAAAGTATTAAGCGAACAAGCATTATATTACGGTGATGTAACAATGCCTAAAGATTGGGACATTGACCGAGATAAATTATCAGGCGACATCTTACAATCAGTAATTCAAAACAAAGAA